CTGACGTTCGTTCAGGACCGCCCGTCGGATGTGGTGTGGCCGTACACCAGCAGCGATGTGGTGGTGGATGATAACGGCGTGGGTTTCCGCTACAGCTTCAGTGCCCTGAAGGACCGGCACACGGCGGTGGAGGTGAATTACACCGACCCGCAGAACGGCTGGCAGACCTCCACGGAACTGGTGGAAGACCCGGAAGCCATACTGCGCTACGGACGCAACCTGCTGAAGATGGACGCGTTCGGCTGTACCAGCCGCGGTCAGGCCCACCGTGCCGGGCTGTGGGTGATAAAGACCGAACTGCTGGAAACGCAGACGGTGGATTTCACGCTCGGGTCACAGGGGCTGCGTCACACACCCGGTGACATCATTGAAATCTGTGATAACGACTATGCCGGGACCATGACCGGCGGACGTGTCCTGTCCATCGATGCCGCCAGCCGTACCCTGACGCTGGACCGGGAGGTGACACTGCCGGAGACCGGCACGGCCACTGTTAATCTGATTAACGGCAGCGGTAAGCCGGCGAGCGTGGCCATCACCGCACACCCCGCGCCTGACCGGATACAGGTCAGCACCCTGCCGGATGGTGTGGAGACATACGGTGTGTGGGGACTCTCCCTGCCGTCACTGCGTCGTCGCCTGTTCCGCTGTGTCTCCATCCGGGAAAACACGGACGGCACCTTTGCCATCACGGCGGTGCAGCACGTACCTGAAAAAGAAGCCATCGTGGATAACGGGGCCCGCTTTGAGCCGCAGTCAGGCACCCTGAACAGCGTTATCCCACCGGCAGTGCAGCACCTGACGGTGGAGGTGAGCGCAGCTGACGGCCAGTATCTGGCGCAGGCTAAATGGGACACGCCGCGGGTGGTGAAGGGCGTGCGCTTCAGTCTGCGCCTGACCAGTGGTAAGGGAACGGATGCCAGACTGGTGACCACCGCCATCACCGCAGACACGGAGCACCGTTTCAGCGGCCTGCCACTGGGGGAATACACCCTGACGGTGCGGGCCATTAACAGCTACGGCCAGCAGGGCGAACCTGCGACCACCACCTTCCGGATTAACGCGCCTGCAAAACCCGCCACCATTGAGCTGACGCCGGGGTATTTTCAGATAACGGCGGTACCGGTGCTGGCGGTGTATGACCCGACGGTGCAGTTTGAATTCTGGTTCTCAGAAAAACGCATCACGAACACAGCACAGGTGGAAAAATCTGCCCGTTATCTGGGGACCGGCAGTCAGTGGACTGTCCAGGGGAGCCGGATTAAGCCGGGGACGGATTTCTGGTTTTACGTGCGAAGCGTCAACCTGGTGGGAAAATCTGCTTTTGTGGAAGCCAGCGGGCAGCCCAGCAATGATGGTGAAGGGTATCTGGAAATTTTCCGGGGGCTGATAGATGAGACGCTTCTGGGCCAGGCACTGAAAGAGCGCATTGATGCTTCAGCGCTGCGTACGGAGGTCACGCAACTGGAAGAAGATATCCGTCAGCGGATGGACACGGATATCGCAGAAGTGACCCGGAAAATCGGGAAGGCGGAAAACAGCCTCACGCAGCTGGTTGCGAAAAAGAATGAGGACCAGACACTGGCCATCGCGCAGGTGAGCCAGAAAGTGGACCGGGTGAGCAGTGAAATCTCACAGACTGTCAGCCAGGGGCAGTCAGAAAACGCCCGACAGATAGCACAGGTCCGCCAGTACGTGGATAAAAAAGGGAGTGAAATTACCTCGACCACGGATAAAAAGCTGGGTGACCAGGCCGTGACCATACAGCAAATCCAGCGGGTTCAGTCAGACACGCGCAATGAGCTGAATGCCATGTATATGCTGAAGGTGCAGAAAACAAAAAACGGTATTCCCTATGTGGCCGGGATTGGCGCGGGGATTGAGGATGTTGATGGTCAGACCCTGAGTAACATTCTGCTGCAGGCCGATCGCATTGCGATGATTACCCCGGAGAACGGCAACACCACGCCGCTGTTTGTGGCGCAGGGGAATCAGCTGTTCATGAACGACGTGTTCCTGAAGCGACTGTTTGCGGTGAGCATCACGTCATCCGGCAATCCTCCGACGTTTTCCCTGACGCCGGATGGCAGGCTGACAGCCCGCAATGCGGATATCAGTGGAGCCATCACGGCGAATACCGGCACGCTCAATAATGTCACCATTAACAAGAACTGTGTCATCAGAGGGAAACTGTCTGCAAACCAGATTGAAGGCGATCTCGTTAAAACAGTGGGTAAGGCTTTCCCTCGTGACTCCCGTGCACCGAAGCGTTGGCCATCAGGAACCATTACCGTCAGGGTTTATGACGATCAGCCGTTTAACCGGCAGATTGTTATTCCGGCGGTGGCTTTCAGCGGTGCCAGACATGAGCGGGAGAACAGCGATACTTATTCGTCATGCCGCCTGATAGTGAAGAAAAACGGTGCTGAAATTTATAACCGTACCGCGATGGATAATACGCTGGTTTACAGTGGTGTTATTGATATGCCTGCTGGTCGCGGCGACATGACGCTGGAGTTTTCTGTATCAGCATGGTGGGTAAATGGCTGGTATCCCACAGCAAGTATCAGCGATTTGCTGGTTGTTGTGATGAAGAAAGCCACTGCAGGCATCACGATTAGCTGAATTTTATAACCCATATACGGGCGCCAGAAATGGCGCCTTTTTTATTGCAGAAAAGCGAGAGGTAATTATGCGTAAATTATGTGCAGCCATTTTGTCCGCAGCCATCTGTCTGTCCGTATCCGGTGCGCCTGCATGGGCGTCTGAACATCAGTCCACACTGAGCGCGGGGTATCTTCATGCCCGTACGAACGCTCCCGGCAGCGATAATCTGAACGGGATTAACGTGAAATACCGTTATGAGTTTACGGACGCGCTGGGGCTGATTACGTCCTTCAGTTATGCCAATGCTGAGGATGAGCAAAAAACGCACTACAGCGATACCCGCTGGCATGAAGATTCCGTGCGTAACCGCTGGTTCAGCGTGATGGCGGGGCCGTCTGTACGCGTGAATGAATGGTTCAGCGCGTATGCGATGGTGGGTGTGGCTTACAGCCGTGTGTCGACTTTCTCCGGGGATTATCTCCGCGTAACTGACAACAAGGGGAAAACGCACGATGTGCTGACCGGAAGTGATGACGGTCGCCACAGCAACACGTCTCTGGCGTGGGGGGCTGGCGTGCAGTTTAACCCGACCGAATCCGTGGCCATTGATATTGCTTATGAAGGCTCCGGTAGTGGTGACTGGCGCACTGACGGTTTCATCGTGGGTGTCGGTTATAAGTTCTGATTAGCCAGGTAACACAGTGTTATGACAGCCCGCCGGTTCAGGCGGGCTTTTTTGTGGAGTGGATATGGCAGCAGTAAAAATCTCAGGTGTGCTGAAAGATGGTGCGGGAAAACCAATACAGAACTGCACTATTCAACTGAAGGCAAAGCGTAACAGCACCACGGTACTGGTGAACACGGTGGCCTCTGAAAATCCGGATGAAGCCGGGCGTTACAGCATGGATGTTGAGTATGGCCAGTACAGCGTCACCCTGCTGGTTGAAGGTTTTCCACCTTCACATGCCGGGACCATTACCGTCTATGAAGGTTCCAGACCAGGTACGCTGAATGATTTTCTCGGTGCCATGACGGAGGATGATGTTCGTCCGGAGGCACTGCGCCGTTTTGAGCTGATGGTGAATGAAGTGGCACGTCATGCCGGAGCGTCATCACAGAGTGCAGCGGCGGCAAAGAAATCCGAAACGGCAGCGACATCATCGAAGAACGCGGCGAAAACCTCAGAAACGAATGCAGCTAACAGCGCACAGGCGGCAGCGGCCTCGCAGACTGCATCGGCAAACTCCGCGACAGCAGCCAAAAAATCAGAAACCAGCGCGAAAAATAGCGAGACAGCCACAAAGGCCAGCGAAAAAAACGCAAAATCCAGCCAGACGGCAGCGAAAACCAGTGAGACGAATGCCAAAGACAGTGAAGCCAACGCAAAGGTGAGCGAAACAGCGGCGGCGAACTCGGCGAAAGCATCGGCAGCAAGCCAGACGGCAGCAAAAGCAAGTGAAGATGCTGCCAGAGAATACGCAAACCAGACAGCAGAGCCGTACAGATATGTTTTACAGCCGCTGCCGGATGTGTGGATACCCTTTAATGATTCGCTGGATATGATTACGGGCTATTCTCCGGGTTATAAAAAAGTGAAGATTGGTGATAATGTGGTTCAGGTTGCCAGTGATAAACAGGTTAATTTCAGTCGCGCATCAACGGCAACATATATCAACAAATCTGGCGAACTGAAAACGGCGGAAATTAATGAGCCACGATTTGAGTGTGATGGCCTGCTTATTGAGGGGCAAAGAACGAACTTCTTCCCGAACAGTACAGACACTTCGAAGTGGAATAAGTCAACTTCACTGGACGTTACAGAAACAGGCACAGATAGTTTCGGGTTTAATTATGGCCGGTTTGTCGTACAGGATTCGATTGTTGGTACAAGTAAAGCGCATACCATTATCGGGCTGTATTCGAGTACCGGAGGGGTTGATACTTCAGGGGACGAAAAGCATGTAACTATATCCTGTCGGGTAAAAAGTGAAGTTGATAATATCGCCGTTCGTATTTTATTTGAACATTATGATGGGGAGGTAAGGACATCAATAGGAGCAGCAAACCTGAACCTTACCACCCGCATAATTAGCAAGACAGGTCAGACAAGCCGTGTTACAGCAAGGTCTGTTAAGGATGATGCAACTGGCTGGATATTTTTTGAGGCTACATTAAAAGCAGATACAACAGAAAATACGGTTGGTGGTTTTGTCCAGTATTCTCCGGATACAGGGCAGATGGTTGCATCAGGGGATTATCTCGATGTAACCACTCCACAGATTGAGGCTGGTACAGGCGCATCATCTTTTATTGTTACGGGGACGGCACCGGTAACGCGGGCAAGCGATATGGTTACAGTTCCGATTAAGAATAATCTTTATAATCTTCCTTTTACGGTTCTTTGTGAGGTACATAAGAACTGGTATAAAACGCCAAATGCAGCACCGCGTGTTTTTGACACATACCGGCATCAGGCAGATGCGGGGATCGTAATGGGGTTTGGTTCATCAGGTGGGTACGACGGTTTTCCGTATTGCGATATAGGTGGTTCAGACCGACGAATAAATGAAAATGCCGGGCTGGAAAAAATGCTTATTGGTATGCGGGTAAAGTCCGAACGGTCCACATGTGTAGTCAGTAACGGTAAGTTAAGCAGCGAAACTAAAACCAAATGGGAATATATCCGGAGTACAGCAACCATTCGCATTGGTGGACAAACTACAGCAGGATTACGCCATTTATTTGGGCATGTGAGGAATTTTCGTCTCTGGCATAAAGAGCTAACAGATGCGCAGCTTGGGGAGGTTGTGGAGTGAGAGATTTCACGTTGCGTTTCAGTGATAAAGCAGATTTCAGGGCATTTCTCAGGAAACTTAACTGGGAAGAGGACGAAGAGCTGCAGAATGCCGTTCTGGTTGATGAGATTGGTTTTACGTTCAGGGAGACAGATGTTTCTGATGACGGAGAACCAGAATACACGCGAAACGAAGGGTACTTTGTTAATATCCGTCTTCTTGACGATGGATTTGATGATTCCGTGTTCCGTGAGTGGGTGGTTACACCAGAGCGCCCGCTCAGGGAGTGGTTTTAAGGATAGCAGATGGATATCACGTCGATACTTCATGCGCTTTGTGCCGTAGCGGTGCAGGTACTGGCTGGTCTTTTTACCGGAAACTGGGCTTACGGGGCGATAGCCGGTTGTACGTTCTTCATTGCTCGTGAACATACCCAGGCAGAATATCGCTGGATTGAAATGTTCGGGCATGGCAAGCGAATGAATATGCCGTGGTGGGGCGGTTTTGATCCGCGCGCGTGGGATGTAGCAAGCCTGATGGATTTTGCTGTGCCGGTGGTGGCGTGTCTGCTGGTCTGGCTGTTGGTTAATCGTGGGTGAAAAAAGGTGGGCTGTATATGCAACGGAGGAAGAAACCTCATTGCTGGAAGCCTGGAAGAAGTATCGGGTGTTGCTGAACCGTGTTGATACATCAACTGCACCTGATATTGAGTGGCCTACGAACCCTGTCAGGGAGTAATCATTGGGATTATGCCGCAGCACGTCTTAAGCAAGAACGTGCTGCGGTTGGATGGTGAACTTTCGATAGTGCGAGTATTGAATGATTTCCAGCCGTTACCGATTTTACGTGTTAATTAGTGAACAAACCACTCGTCAGCAGACTCCCAGGTATCTTTCAGAGTTTCCTGAACAAAAGTTTTAGCTGAATCTTTATCGGCGGTGCGCGTAACAGAAAGGCCATCGTTGCTGGTAGCTTTTACGATCACCTCTACATCGTCATAACGTTTACTGATGCGTCGGGTTAATTCTTCCTTTAACGCATCCACAGCACCGGTTGGCATTTTAGTCATTTTTTCTTTGGCTATGCAGATTTCAATACGCAT